GAGCCGTCTACAATACCAGCTGCCTTTGCTTTCGCCCACGCCTCGGCCGCATACGGATGCGGCTGCTGGTTGGCCTTGGACGCCAGATAGCGATCCACATACTGTGCGAATTCCTTATCAGTCATAGCCTTAATCTCCTCCTCAATCGGGTCCTTAGCGGTCAGCCGCGCCTTGAACTTGCGCCACAGGCTCTCATCACGCACCCACGGTTCCGGACAGTCTTTGCCCGTTACGTCGTAATGCCGCACGACATGATCCACGTCGATGCTGTACTTGTCCATCAGCCAACGCACCAGCTCAACCGTGCGGTCTACCGTCTGGGCGGTAATAACGTACTTGCCGTTTACCTTGTCCGAGCACATCTCCACTCCCAGACTGTTACGGTTCATACAGATGTTATGCAGCGGATGATGCGAGCTTTCCAGAGGACCGCCGCAGTGCCATGCACCGTCTGTATCGCGGACAGACTGCACAACGCCGTGCTCATCGACAAAATAATGCGCCGATGCCTGCAAGCCGCTGTTGTTGTGGAAATACTGCGCATTATTCATGGCGGTATCACCGTTACCGGCCGTATAGTGTACGACAATATACTTGATACTGTTGCCGCCACGGCCGGAATAGAAATTGCTCGAGTCAGCCTGCAGAAACGGAATATTCGTCATAGCGCACCTCACTTTTCCAAGGGCACGGTGTACGACTTTGCCCTGTCACTATCGGTCAAACCGCTGGTAGTCGGGTCATTAAAT